ATCACTATCAGACCAATATACATTACCAACAGAACCTAAAGCAGTACAAATTGGTGTTAGATTTGAAGCACCACAACATTACTTCCAAAAATTAATTGATGTTGCTTATGACTTTAAGTTATATCAAAAATTTGATAATGTATCTATTCGTTCATTCTGTACTAACAACAATGCAGCTTATGTAGCAGTAGAAGAAACATATGGTGCTTATAGCTACAATGGTCATGCTAAAAAAGGTGATGAATTTAAGAATGATATGACTAACTTTGGTATTTTAATGGAAATTAAAGGTATTGAAGATCCATTTGCTTGGAGTAGAAAAGTAGTAGAAGCATGTCAAATAGTTAGTATGCATTTTTCTGAAGGTAAAACAGAACCTGTAAGTGATAAATTTGGAACATTTTATTCACCTAAAAGACTACCTTCATTCACATCTGAAGGAACTCCTGTTAAAACATATATTTTTAGAGATTTAAGAATATTTAAAACAGCTTTTGGTGAATATGCTGATTATGTTTTAAACTTTATTGATGATATGAATAAAATATTTGAATTTGGAGATGATTATGGAATTTATATCCCTGAAGTAAAGTACTTATCACCTGAACCTTTAGTTAATTATACAGATTTATCATTAAATGAATATCCAAATGTACACTTTGCAGGTGATGCTCTATCAGCTAGAGGGATTACAGTATCAGGTGCACACGGAATTTATATTGCAGAAAACTTAATAAAATAAAAATGGCAGAAACAAGAAGAACAGAAACAAAAGATGGCTCAATCATCTACTCATGGATGGGTAAAATGCATTGTTGGGAAGGACCAGCTTATATTCCTCAAGGTAATAAACGTGCTGCTGAGTATTGGTTATTTGGTTTCAAATATACTAAAGACCAATGGGAAGATAGAAAAAAAGATGTTAATGGTGTTCCGTTCTACAAAACTGCTGCTGCTAAAGCTACAGGAGCTAGAGTATAGGCAAAATAAAAATTTTATATTTAATATATGAAATTTCAACGAGTATACGAACACGAAGACACTACTGAAACTTGGACATACGATACTGATAAGTTCAGAAATGGACCTATTAGTGTCGAAATCAAGTATAAGAATGGAGCTGATAAACAGAAAAATTGGAATAAATTAGCTAAGCAATCTAGAGATGATCGTCGTGCATCACGTCAAATGAAAAAAATAAACGAAAGAAACAAATGAGAATAGGATTAGCAGGTACAATGTCTGTAGGTAAAACTACATTAGCAAATGCATTAGGTGAAACTGATCGTTTTAAAGATCATATTGTACAAACTGAACGTAGTAAATATCTTAGTAGTTTGGGTATTCCGTTAAATACAGATTCTACATTAAATGGTCAATTTGTATTTTTAGCAGAACGTGCTACTGAATTACTACAACCAAATATTATTACAGATAGGACAATATGGGATGTATGTGCATTTACATTTTCAGCACAATCTATTGATTGGTTTGCAAAACGTGATTTTGTTGAAGCAGCAATGCATATGCGTAATCAATATGATATAGTATTTTATGTATCACCTGAAGGTGTTCCTATTGAAGATAATGGTGTGCGTACAATAGATCCTGAATATCGTAATAAAATTGATTGGGTTATTAGAGAATCGTTAGAAGAATTTAAACCTAATAAATTAATTTACATTAAAGGTACTACTGAGGAACGTATTGCTACAATTTTACAAAATATTTAATATTTATATGATGAACAACACGAACGCCGACAAAATGAAAAGTAAAGAACTACGCAAAATTATACGTGAAGCTATTGCAGACGTATTAGCTGAAGAAACAATTGATGTATCTAATCCAGCTGCTTTAACAGGTCCTCAAAAACAAGCAATGATCCAAAAAGCACGTACATCAACTAAAAATCCAAAATTAGGTACAGCTGATGATCCAGTTGAGTTTGTTGAAGAATCAGATTTAGATGAATTAGCTCGTATTGCTAAAGGATATAAATTAGCTGATGATAATGTTGATACATCAAGATTTACTAAAACAATTTCAGGTACATCATTAGCTGATGTTATTGAATATTTTAAGGAAAATCCAGGTGCTGATAAAAAATCATTGCAATCACAATTTAATTTTGCTCGTCCACAAATCGCTAACGCTATTGTTAATGGTTTAATGGATGCAGGAGTGTTGATTAAATTAGGTGCAGGTGGCGAAGAAGAACCATCAGGTACACAAGCACAAGCTCCAGCAGCAACTGATGCTGAAGATATGTTTGTTGGTGGTGCTGAAAACCCATTAGCAATGTATTTTGATGGTGAACCAAATACTGATGGTAGTGATGATTTTGAACCAGAAGCAGGTGAAATTGAAAAAGCAGCTCCAGTTCAAATTGGTAAAGTATCAGATGAAGATTTTGAAGCATCATTAAAGTATTCTGAATTAGAACGTCGTTTAGCTGCTACTAAATCTAATATTTTAAAATTAAGAAAAAGTAAATCAGCTGCAGGTGATATTAAAGATAAACCATCAGACGAATTAGAACGTTTACGTGCTTTAAAGACATCATTAGAACAACGTATCGCTGATTTATTAGCATCATCTGAATATGTTAGAAAGATGGCAAATAAAGAAGAACCAGAAGATATTGAAATGCCAGATACAGAAGAAGAACCATTACAAGAAGATAACAATTGGGAATTAAAAAGAGCCCAATATTATGCAGGAATTATAAAATAAATAATATGAAAAAAATAGTTTTAGGGATTTTAGTATTTTTAGTAGCAGCATACATTATTTTTGATAAAATAGGTGATGCTGGATTATCTAAAGAATTTTTAGCAAAACAAGACAGCTTAGTACATGCTGTTGATTCAATGAAATTAACATTAGCAATTGATAGTGCTAAAATTGATTCATTAAATCAAGTAGATGAAGAATTACAAGACAAGTTAGCTCACGCTAAGGGTAAAGTAATTAAAGTTGTTCAATATGTTGATTCATCAAAAGCAGCAGTTGATACTTATAATGAAAAAGAATTAGTTACTTTCTTTAATAATCGTTACCCTAAAGATACAACTACAAATAAATTACCTTTAGCACAACCAGTATTAGTATCTACAGCTAAAGATTTAGCAGAATTAGATGGTGCAAAACATATTATTACAATTAAAGATAGTGTAATTGCATTAACTGAATCTAGAGTAGCAGGTAAAGACAGTGTTATTGCTGTTTATATTAAAAAAGAAGGCACATATAAAAACATTATGACTAACCAAGCAACACAAATTAATGATTGGAAAGGTCAATACAATCAATTATATTTACAAAACCAAAAGCTTAAATTTAAAAGTAAGATTACTAAAATTGGGGCTGGTGTTGTAGTTGGTGGATTGGTATATTTAATGATTGCTAAATAACTTTGCAAACCCATACATAACTAAGGCTCAATCGTAAGATTGAGCTTTTTTTATATATTTATATACATGAGTCAAGCGAACGTTAAAGAAATAATCAAACAGGAGTACATCAAATGTGCTACTGATCCTGTACACTTCTTTAGAAAATATTGTTATATCACTCACCCTGTAAAAGGTAGAGTACTATTTCATCTTTATCCGTTTCAGGAAGATGTATTAAATGATCTTAGAAATAATAGATTTAGCATTATAAATAAATCAAGACAGTTAGGTATTTCAACTTTATCAGCTGGTTTTGCTCTTTGGACAATGTTGTTCCAAAAAGATAAAACTGTGTTGTGTATTGCGACAAAGCAAGAAACAGCTAAAGGGATGGTAGAAAAAGTACAATTTATGTACAATTCATTACCTTCTTGGTTGAGAGGTAATCAAAAACCAATATCTGATAATAAACTTTCACTAAAATTAGCCAATAACTCTCAAATTGTTGCCACATCAGCTGCATCAGATGCAGGTAGATCGTACGCAGTTTCGTTACTTATTGTAGATGAGGCCGCGTTTATTGAAGGAATTGATCGAATTTATACGAGTATTAAACCAACAATTGCAACGGGTGGTGGAATTATAGCATTATCATCTCCAAATGGTGTAGGTAATTGGTTCCACAGAATGTATACCGATGCTGAAATAGGAAAGAACGAATTTAAAGCAATTAAATTAAGATGGGATTTACATCCTGACAGAGATGAAAAATGGGAAGAAACAGAGCGTGCAAACATGTCTTCAAGAGAATTTGCTCAAGAATATGACTGTGACTTCTTAGGATCTGGTAATTCAGTTATTGAACCTGATATATTATCATTTTATGAAGAAACTTTTATACAAGATCCTATTGAACGTAGGTTCATGGGTGGTGATTTTTGGATTTGGGCTTACCCTGATTACAGTAAGCAGTATGTGGTATGCGCTGACGTTGCTCGCGGAGATAGTTCGGACTACTCGGCGTTTCATGTCATTGATGCTATATCGCTTGAACAAGTTGCTGAATACAAATCGCATGTGGATACTCGTACTTATGGAAATATGTTGGTATCTGTTGCTACTGAGTATAATAATGCGTTATTGGTCGTGGAAAACGCCAACGTTGGGTGGGATGTTATTAACACAATAATA